GATGTCGAGCTTGCCCAGCTTGGCCGTGCGGAGTTTCCAGCCGGGCACCTGCGCCAGAGGCGGGGCGCTGATGCGAGACACCGCGCCCACCGATTCAAGTTTGGCCTGCTGCTCGCCGTTGAGCCAGGCCAGGTCGGTCAACGTGCCCGCCTTGATGATGACCTCATGCTTGCGGGACAGTGGCCGCAGTACGCGGAAGATTGGCATTAGCACACCCTCTCAGAAGACGCGCACGGTAATGGCGAATCGTGCGCCCATGTACTGAATGTCGGCATAGATGAACGTCACCCGGTCCCAGCGCCAGGAAAACGCCATGATGCCCGACAAGCCAAAATAGGGCTTTTCGTCCTGGCCTTCCAGAACGTCGGTGATGGCGTCAATGCCATCCACCAGCGCCTCCATGTCTTCGCTGATATGCGAACGCTGGCGGGCGTAGTAATCGGCGTGAATGATGAACTCAGTTTGGCGGATGCCGCCGCGCATGGTGAAGCGGTCGGTGCTAGAACCCGCCGATTGAATGCCGCTCTCAGGATAGACTTGCAGCGTCGGCAAATCCTGGATGCCCTCGCTCAATTCGTCGTAGGATTCACCCCGCGTTACTGTCACGGCATCATCAAGCGTGGTAGCGATGGCGTCGCAAATCTGCGCCAGGGTGATGCTCATTTCCGCACCTTGTACTCTGCGCCCGTCTCGGTGTTGGTAATGGTGCTGCCGTCAGGCGATTCGCTGACCGCCTGGTTGATGTCCTCATACACCCGTGTCTTGCCGTCAGGCGTCGTCACCTTGTAGCTCATTTTTCAATCACCCTCTGCACCGTGATGTCGAACATCTGCTGGATGCGCGGGACGTTCTTCTCAAATGCTTTCTTCAGATACTCTTGTGGCTTGGTGCCTCGCTCGGCAATGGCCTTCTGTATCCACTTGGCGACGATGTAATCCTCGCTGCGCTGGCGGGTCGCGCCCCCCGTGCGGCGTTTGGTCTTGATGCTGTACGTGCCGGCCAGCTTCTTCAGATGCACCCAGCGCATGATGGGCGCAAGCGGAGGCCAGTGGGGCTTCGTGCCGAACTCGACATACGGCGCATACGTGACATTCGAGCCGACGATGCCTTCAATGACATCGCCGTGGCTCATCACCGATGGCACAATAGACGCCCGCAATCGCCCAGTGTTCACCGGGGCATTGATTTTGGCATCACGCTGGACGAGGAGTGTGGCGGTGCGAATCGCCAACAGCATCTCAGGACCGTGCAAGTCCTTGATTTTCTGCTCGATTTCGCGCTGAACCTCTTTCAGCTCTCGAACGTCAATGGCTTCGCCCTTGCGCCATTCGCTGAATTCCCGCAGATACGGGTCGGCCATCAGATAGTCATCCTTCGGAATCGCCCATCAATGAGCAGCCGCTTAATGTCGGGGTCCAGGGATTGCGTATAGAGCAGCATCCCCATCTCTACGCTGGCGGTTGTGTCACTCATCGCCGATTGCAGCCGCTTGTACCAGCGCGTCGCCTGCATGATGGTCGCCGTCTTGATGGTGTGCGGCACGGTGGTCGCATAGCCCCACTTCGCGGTGACCTCTATCGTCGGATAGGTGCCGTCCCGGTAGAATACCGAATAGTCGCCGTTGGGGTCTATCCGCAGTGCCGTGATGGGCGAACTGTTGTAATCGGGGAATCGCTCGTCGCCCGTCGCCGTCAGATAGTCCGTCGCCGCCAAGGTCTCATAGCTGCTGGTCGCGCTCGATTTCATGCGAACCTGGCTGACGCTGGTGCATTCGTCAATCCGCAGCCAGCCGCTATTGTTGCCGGGATACAACCGCGCCGTGGCCGTGGTGAGCGCCACGAACCCATCGGGACGGTTGCAGGCCCGGTCGATGTTGTCGCTGGCCGCGTCCAGCAATCGGACCAGCACCCCATCATCTTCGGTGCCGGTCTTGTTCATCTCCGATTTGAGTTCTGTCACCGTCGCATACGCCATCGGATTACCGCTCCCTGCACTGAATGGTCATGGTGCGCTCATCGGTGCGGCTGAGGGTGGTTTCAATCTCGCAGCGCACGGCGTAATCCGTGCCCGCCGTCCCGCCCGACAGCCAGACGATAACAGCAGTATCGCCGTCTGAGGTGGCGCTGCTGTCCACAGTGATGCCGGTGTCGGCGTCAATGGTGAAGTCGTCAATGGTCTCCGCCGTCGCCAGCCAGTCCGACGTGCCGCTGCCGTTGGTGAGCGCCTTCCAGTCGAACTTGTAATCCAGCACCGCGTCAGGGTCTTTGATGAACGTGTCTGCTATTGCCATTCGTCCCTCGCCAGTCGTTCCAAAAGCTGCCGCAGCTCGCCATTCTCATACCAGCCCTCGACGCCATCGGCCTCCGTCCAGCCTTTCGTGAATCGCTGGTTGCGGAACTGGTCTTTGCGCCAGCGCGTCTGCGTCAGGTTGCCGCTGTGGCGAATGTCCAGGTTCGGCTGCTCGCTCATCCACGTGTCGCACTTGTAGTCATCGACCCGTTCGGCCCGCCCGTGCGTGCCCGGCTCATAGCCCATTCTGCGGCTGAATCCGTGCTGCTCGACCATTGCCACGCGCTTGCGGTAATGCTCAAGCATCAACTCACGACACGCGCAGAGCTGGCTGGTATGATTGGAAAAGTGGAACAGGGACCGACCCGTTTCCAGGTCACACTTCCAGAGGTTGTTGTTATAGTAGAATAAGTCTTTGCGGGGTGCTTCAAACTCCCAATGGCTTACATGGTAGATTATATCATGTTCTGCGAAAAAGGTCAAGGACACGTCCAGAGCTTCCAGCCCCGCCAGGATTTGCCGGAACATGGTCAGCGGGCCACGCTTGCCGTCCACGACGATGCGAACGTCGCCAAAGTCCATCGGCTCCAGGCTGACGCACGCAATCGGCAAGCCGCTGCGCTCCAGTTGGCGCTGGCACGCGGCCATCACCAGCGGGTCTAATTGGTTGTCGGTATAGTACACAATGCCCTTCGTCAACTCCTCCACGGGTTGCGTCTCCTCACTCGGCAAGTCGGGGTCGCTGGGTGCGGCCTCTGGTTCGCTCATCTCCACCAATGCCCCCACCTGCGGATCGGTCTGCTTGATGGTAGCAAGGTTGTCATCCGTCCAGCCCGGCACGGGCCAGAACCGTTCCACCAGCCAGGACAGGGGCCGCACCTGCCGGTCCCACTGGTTGTTGAAGAAAAGCTCCCGCGCCTTGTTCTTGGCGTGACGGACCTGTTTGCCACTGAGCGGATACGGGAAGCCGAAATCGCCGCCCTGCGTGCGGAAACAGTGCGCGTACCATGTGCGGTGGTTCACCAGGCAGCGCCCGCCACTCAGCCATGTCTTGCACGCCACTTCGATGCCCTGGCTGCCCCAGGTGCCCCACGACTCATCGCACACGTCTAGGTCAAAATACTGCTGTTTCGTCATCATCCAGCACGAGCCTTGCAGGCTCATGGTCTCGGTCAACTCACCCTGGCCCTCGGGCCTGTTCTTGAAGGCGCGGAAATACTGGAAGTGCGGCTCGGCGTCGAAGCAGTACGAGGTCGATTGCGGGTTGTGCTTGGCAATCCACACGATGTCTCGCTCGGTCGGCTGGCCGCACTGCGTACACGGCCCCGATGGCCCCTGGTAGCGGCGGTGCCCGTCAGGGCATACCCAATCGAACACGTGCAGGTTCCGCATGATGGGCACCATCGTCACCTGTTCGCCCGCCCGGTCAAACGCTTCCAGCATCTTGACGTCAAAACCTTCATCGACGGCACAGTGGGCGTCCAGTTTCATCACGTACCAGCCCCGCGCCATCCGGGCTACCTCGTTCGTCGCGGCCCGCTGCCCGATGCTTTCGGGGTGGTACACCAGGGTCAGCCGTTCGTGGTCGGGCACCGGCTCGACGGGCCAGGCACCGTCCAGAACCACGATGACCTCAGTGGCCCCGCGCCGGTTGTCCCAGATGCTTTGCAAGGTCTGATTCAGAAACATCTCATTGCGTGCGGGGATGAGTATCGACAGGTCGTATTGACTCATTATACTATCCTCACGATAATGCTGTTGTAGCCCAGCAGCCGAAGCACC